GTGTTGATGATGTTATTGAGGCTGCCAATAGTGCTGCTATTACGTCTTTAATGGCTAGTGGTGGTTCTGTTTCTTTTTGGTTAAATCCTTCATCTGATGGGGAGGGCAACGACGGCTATATCCTTAACAAGGAGGGTGATTGGCGTATTGTAACAACTGGGGAATCTGGCGGAAATATTGCGCTTCGGTTTATTCAGCGATTTAGTAGCACAAATGGCATTTGGGATACTGACGTGAACATTCCGATTGGCTCATGGACGCACTTTGCTATAGTCTACGATAACGGTGCTACTACTAACGATCCGGTATTTTATGTAAACGGCGTTTCAGTCACTGTAAACGAGACTGATACCCCTGTTGGGACTGCGGAGACTAGCAACAGCAATGATTTAAATATTGGCAATTGGGGAGGTCTAACAAAGGCATATGACGGCTATGTAAGTGATATTAAGCTTTTTAGTACGGGTCTTTCAGCAGCTGAGGCAGATAGTGTATACAAAGATGAAGTCATAACATATAACCCGGTAAGGTGGTATAAGTGTGACGAAGGCTCAGGAACTACCGCGACTGATGAGATGGGCGATGCTAGCGGGACAATTTCTGCAAGTAACGAGTCTACTTTTCATGCTGAACGCACGGTATATGGGGTCGATAATATTGATACAACTAATAAGGTACGCTACGCGAAAATAGATTTTTTACGAGAGACGGGGGGAGGTGATCTTGAACACTATCAAAAAGACTTAACAGGGGTGTCGCTTCGGTTTGATGCTCTTTCATATGCTGGAACTGAAGGTGAAAAGCTTGAATTGTTTTACAGAATGGAGGGCAGTGCTTGGACTTCACTTGGTACAGTTGACCCGATTACTGATACAAACGATCAGGGGATAATTTATAAGTCATTTGCAGCGCCAACAGATGCCGCAACTGGTGTATCTAAGTTCACTCGCTTCTTTGAAATAGAATTTCGCGTGGTTTTTACAACAACAACAATAAACCCGGTTACAATGCCAACGCTACTAGGTATCCGGGCAAATGTAGAACTAATAAAAGAAGAACAAATCGGCAGAGTATGAGAGAGGGAGGACTAAACCCAGTCCCTGAGTATTACCGTTCTACAACGGGAAATGTTACAGTTGATCGGCTTCGTGGGCTTGATACCCGCTTTCGTATACCTGTTATAGAACTATTTTTATCAGGTATATGCCAGGATACACAAAACACTATACTACTTCCTATAGTATTTCACCGCGTCCCGCTTATAACAGGTCTCTTACAAGCCCCAGACGAGAGCACTATGCGCCTGCGTCCCGATAATGAATATCTTACAGTAACAGAATCATATATAATTATCGGTAGCGGTGGATTTCCTGTTACAGCGGGTTCACGCTACCATATAAAAGTTTACAATCTCGACCTTGAAGGAAGCCTCGATAGAACAACAACCTAAATTTTATACAGCGCCGACATTACCGACGCATATTGAGCGCTTGGGTGTTGGTGCGCTCATTGATGATACTATTTTGGGGGTTATATTTACATATAGGGGAAGTATTACGCTTGGCGGTTCTTTTGAAGAGATTATCACGGTAACGCATAATGCTGGCAAAATATATGAACCATTCATACGTATAAAAACTAACAGTGGAGAGTGGCAAAGCCTTCCCTCTACACACCAACTAGACGGCACGTTAGGGGGGACGGTTTACTGTGAGCTAACAGATATAACCAAGGATACTATTATACTTACATTCTGGAATTCATACCTTATGGATTTAACTGGAGAATGCGCTATTGAAATATATTTTATTGATTTTACTGTATGAAAGAGGGTGCACTAAATCCCATACCAGAGTACTATCAAAGTCCGACAGGTGACGTATATGTTGATATGCTGCGCGGTAGACAAGATGTCTATACGTCTACATTACGATTAAAAAAGGTTTTTGATATTGCCGTTGCGGTTCCGGCAGCAGTATTTGACTTTATGTCTATGACAACCACGCCGGGAGAGGCTTCAATTGAGGTAGAGCATGAAACTAAAGGCGGCGCTATTATAGTCGAAATATATACACAAATAGTCACAGAAAACCTTGTAATATCTAATGCAAAAGTGGATAATAAGGTGTTTACTTCTAATGTGGTAAACTATAATACAAGTTTTTCTGGTACTGTGAATATACGGGCACACGTCTACCAGATACTAACTAGATAATCCAGCATGTGTTTACTTTTTATGAATTGTTATGGCCTCATTTAGAGCGGTAAGGAGAGCCTCTAGAAATCTTGGTAATATTGTCGACAGATATAAAGAAGAAGAAAAAAGCGGACAGCAAGATATTAAAGATAAATATAACTTAGATGACCGTCTAACGGCTCTTGAAGGTCTTCGTAAATCGGCATATGATACTGAAAAGCTAATCCGCGACCTTCCTAAAAATGTTCAGAATAGAACAAGGGGGAGGCTGGTTACAGCTGGTCAAAAGAATAGGATAACGGCCTCAGAACAAAACCCCCTGGCATATCAGTTAGCTGATATTTCAAGGGGGCGGGGAGCAGAACAAGAGGGGGTTAATTTAGTTAATTCCCTAGTTGATGATTTTTTGTCAAACTCTGGGCAAAACTTTGTGAGAGATTATCAAGCTGGCATTCTAAAGCGGGATAATGCGATGACAAAATGGCAGGCAGATACCGAAAGTGAGCGCATCGCAAGTCAACTGGCGCAACAAGCAGCCCTTGCAAGAGAGGCGAGAAGAGCACAAAACAGAGCGGCCAAAAAGGCGAGGGAATGGCAAATGAAGATATTAAATACACAAATGGGCAGGGATGCAAACGGCAACCCTATAAACAATGGTGAACAGACGGTTGTGAGGGTAGGCGATCAAGCTAATGATGGTTCTCTTGGTGGACAGGTCAAAAAACTAGCTAAGGGTTATGCAGGAGGTATGGCAAATATTGCTGATTCACTTTCCCAGCCTGTTGCTCAAGAATTTAACAGGCTTTTCCCTAATGTAAGCAGGCAACTAGATAAATCAGTAGCGAGTGATCCATTTCTAAATGATTTAACTTTACGTACTGGAGACTTTTATAACTGGGCAACCGGTAATAGAAAGTATGCCGGATATCAATAATATGAACTATAAAAAAGGACAAATACTAGTAGGACAAGAAGCAGAAAAGTTTTTACAGGAGAATCCTGGATATAAATACGACATGTTGGACAAGTCTGGTGAGGTTGTTGACTCAATTGCACCAGAACCAAAAGATTACGGCATTTTAGACCAGATAGGCGCAGCACTGGTGCAGCCCTTTGCTGATACTACTAGCGGTATTAGCGAACAATTTAGAGAGCTAAAGACAAGGGAAGAGCGGGGAGATGCAGAATATACTCCAGCTTATATGTCTTCTGACGAATGGGATCAGTATGTACAAAATCCATTGGGTAAGAACGTCCAAAATGCTGCAGGCGTTGGCGCTTTTTTCGTGCCAGGGGGCAGCGGGATTGCAGGGTTAGCTAAAGCAGGAGCGGTAGCCGGTGGTATGTCTGGTTTTTCTAATGCTGATTTGCGGGAGGGAGATATTGTCGGCGAGACACTTCAAGGAGCTGCGACAGGTGGTATTACAGGGGGCGCATTAGGCGCAATCGGGAAAGGTGTTGGGAAAGTAGCTAAAGGATTTTCTAAAAACCCAGCGGCGAATACATTTGATGATGTTTTGAGCGCAGGAGGAGAATCGCCTTTTACTGCAGCATACGACGACCTAGCTAGAGTAACTAATTTAGATGATCCTATGCAAGTACAGCGCTTGCAAGATTTTGCAGATAGGATAGCACCTGCGGCAGAGGAGGGATTAGCGGATGCAGGAGCGGTACTCGATGACTTAGGCAGAACATACGATATAACACCAACGCCGCGACAAAGTATTAGCGATAAACTTCGTACTGCTGCTTCAGAACGGGAACAAGTAGGACTGAATAAAGCGGTTGGCGGTGCTGCCCCTAATAGAGGCGCAGGAATTAAAGGTGCGAGGCTTGAGAAAGCAACCCTAGAGGCTCTAGAGGATACTAATGTATGGTCTGGTAAAGCGATAAAAAGTGCGGATGATTTGCAACAGCTAGGAGATAATATTTTAAAAGTGTATGGCCCTGAAGTTCCCAAAATAGCTAAGGATTTAAGTGAGAGTGGCGTGGTAGTTACCTTAGATGAAGTCTTAGCGCCCCTAGAAGCAGAACTTGCGAGAACAACAAATAGAAGATTAAAAAAGCCGATACAAGATGTTATTAAAGATATTAATGAGGAGTTTGCGGGGAGAACAACAATTACACCCGATGAGCTTTACAGCGCAAAACAAGGGTGGGGGGATATTGCTAACTTTAAGGGCGATGCCCGGCCAAGCGTGCAAAAGGTATACGCAAGGGCGTACGGTGCTGCAAATGATGTATTGGATGAAACTTTTGATAATGCGGGGGTTTCCGTATTTAGAGACTTAAACAAAAAAGTGGAGATTGGTAAAAGATTAGGCGTTTGGGCAGAGTCTGCCGCCAATAAAGCTAGACCGCAGAGGACGGCCACAGATATGCTACAAGACGCACTCGGTATGGGGGGACTAGCCGGTGCTGGTACAGGAATGGCATTAGGTGGCCCGGCTGGGGCAGGTCTCGGTTATGTTGGTTCTAGATTTATGCAATCGGCTGGGGGAGAACGTTTAGTAGGGAAGGTATTCAGAAAAACAGCAGATGTTGTTGATTTTCTCGGTGGGAATGTAAAAGTCCCAAAGCGCTTTCCTGTTGACAAGTTAAATAATGCAATAAAGATGCTAGCCGATGATACTACGATACAGTCCGCTTCAGATACATTAATGCGTACAGCTGGAAAACTTGGGCCAATTGCGGCAACAGGGTTAGTACAGCGGACCCCAGAGGAGGCAGTAGATGATATCTTAAAAGATCAGGAGAACATAGTAGAGAGGTCTGTAAGGGAGGGAGTGGAACCAGGCCAAGCTATGGCGCGCGCATACGCTAAAACAGCCCCTAAAGAAGAAACCATACTCACGGCGGAAATGTTATTTAATGATAAGACGTTATTAAACCAGGCATTATCTAACCCTGCATCTGCTACGATTGTACTCCAAATGGCGGGTTTTGACAGTAAAGAATCAACACAGATAATCCAGCTTATGGGGCTAGGGGGTACTACAGGGGAGGAGGCAAGTCCTGGGAATAAACTAGAGGGAGCGATTAGTGAAATGGAGCGGCTATACGGTCTCGGCGGTGAGCAATCCCTAGCACAAAAAGGCACAACGGTTGGGCCGCTAGGGATAATAAGTCGTATAGGTACTGATATTGGCAAAGCCACAAATCAAGACTTCACTGATAGAATTGTGGCATATAATCAAATGGCAACGCTTGCAGCTGGACTTATAAACCAAGCAAGAGGAGCCGGAACACTAAATGAGGGGGAGTTTCAAACTATGATGAAGAGTATCCCTAACGAGTACTCTAGTGAGAAACAGGCGGCGGAATGGTTTACTAATGTACGGAGAATATTAAGTAGCTAGGCATGGACGTAATACCTATATTAGCTAATATTCTAGACTTAGGCACTGCGGGAGTTGTACTAATAATTTTATGGTTTTATCGGAAAGATTCACAGTCACAAATTAGGGAGCGTGAGATTCAAATAGTTGAATCTTATAATACATTAATTCATATGACAAGGCAGATTACAGAGGTAACATCAGGCGTACAGAGCGCACTTGAGAACAATACTAATGCACTGGAGAATCTATTAGAAAAGTTTGACTATATTACTAAGAGAATCAATGAATAGTCCTTTTTTTGGCACTAAGAAAATTACGTCTAAATACGGAAAGAGGAGCATAATAGTTAATGGCAAACAAGTATCAGACTTTCATTATGGGGTTGATTTTGGCGGTATTTTTAGAGTTAGAAGTATTGATAATGGTGTCATTATAGGCATATCAAGAAAGGGTAGAGTAGCTAAAACACCAACCACAAAAACCCCTGCTAATTATGTAATTATTAAGCATAAAGACGGGTTTGTCTCGAAATATTGGCATTTGAAAAGCATTCACCCTGGTTTACGGAAAGGTACAAAGGTGGTTTCTGGGCAAGTCATAGGGTTTAGCGGCAAGACAGGGTATGCAACAGGCAACCACCTACATTTTGCCCTTATGAAGGGTAAGAAGTATGTAAACCCTACTTTATATATTACATTTCCTACGGTGAGTAACTTATTAAAACAAAAACAGGAGAAGATTAAAAATCTAAATATACAGATTCAAGACTTGCGGTCTATACATGAGGAAAAACTAGAGAACCTGCAAAAAGAACAAAACGAGCTGCGAGCACTATATGATGAAGAACTTATCGCGCTAAAAGAAGAAAGTGAAGCAAGACAACAAGCCCTATTAGAACAGATACAAAATGAACGGGAGTTATTTAAAACTAGTATAAACGGCGATATCTTGGTTACTGGTATTGGGGAGGAATTAAAGGCGCGAGGACTAAAAGCACGATGGCATTCATGGGTAGATACTACATTTAAAAGTAACTATCTTAGACAACTTTTCAAATATACATGGCCTGCCTGGCTATTTGCTGGCATTACCTCAGTAATTTACTTTGCTGATAATTTACAAGATACACAAGATGGCTTTACTTCTGTTGTAGCTGGTTTAGCAGTCACGGTCGGTGCTTCTATTGTGCAATATTTAGTAACAAATTACGATAAAAATAAGGATGGCAGGGTGGATCTAACAGATATAGCCGGCCCTGTACAATCCCAGTAACTTCTGGTAGAGTGATTTGGAGCCGGTTCACATGCTGGGCGGCTCCACTTAGTTAGATTATGGAAATGGGGGTAGCTTCTTCGAGTTAGACCTTGAAAAATACCCCCATTTATGTAATTTATTATTTAGGTCTAACTCATGTTTCAAAACATACCTTGTAACAGAATCTTACTACATTCGTCATATATTACGCCTTGTATATCGTATTACTTATTATTGCCCAAGTATGAGTAAAAAAAAGTCTTTTGTCTTTTATCATTCGTATAATGAGGCATTAAAAGACATGAGTGATTCTGAAAAGGGTCAACTGCTACAGGCTCTTATGGATTACGCAATTGAAGATATAGAGCCTCCTAAATCGTCCCCCATTAGAACGGCATTCAACTTTATAAAAATTCAACTTGATATAGATAGAAAGAAATGGGAAGAAAAAGCAAATATTTCGCGTAAAAACGGAACAAGGGGAGGTAGACCCCGTAAGGTAATTGAAGATGAAAAAACCCAACAAAACCCAGTGGGTTTAAAAAAACCTGTAGATGTAGAGGTAGATGTAGAAGTAGATGTAGATGTAAAAAAAGATTTAGAGTATTTAAAAACAAACAAGAAAGAAATTGCAAAGAAGATAGAGAAGGAAGAGGAGTTTAAAAAGTATGACGCGTTAAAGGCAATACATGCTGTTATAGACTACTGTGAGGCAAACAAAAAACAGTATGAAGATTATATCGCTGCTGTTCGTGGCTTTCTTAGGCGTAGCCCTGAAATGTACAAGAGAAGGATAAGCTTATTAGATCAGATGAAAACAGCAAAAGAGATTGTTAAGGAAAGAGAAAGAATGGCGGCTATAAATAATAGTTGACAAGACAGTAACAATAAGTAATAATATATCAAGTAAAACATATGAGACCACATACATACGATAAAAAACTAAATGGCGAATTACATATGTGTGAAGAGTGTAATATTACACCAGTTGATCCAGATACGGGCAAAGGCACAGCAATCCAACATCACATCGGGGGGAGGAGCTATATGAATGAGGCGATATGGTTGTGTAGCGATTGCCATGCAAAAGTACACAATCCGACAGCATATGGACTACCAAAAGACTGGGCATATGAACAAGGTTATTTATTAAAGAAAACACTTATGAAGAAAACGAAGAAGAAGCGCAAAGCCTGCACCCACAGCTGTAGTTATTTTGATGTACGGTTGGGATACATTAAGTGCCAGTTTTGCGGTAAGAAGATGGACGAGGTTCGCACAGGCAAAAAGAAGAAGCGAGCGAAGGAAGTAGATAGAACAACTAAAGAGGTATTAGCGGAAATAGATTTATTAGAAGGTGTTTCAGAAGGATAACATATTACTTTATTAAATTATGGACAAATTAGAAGAGTACCAAATAGGCGATAAGGTATGGTTTTATTATCATGGCTATATTCGCTCGGGAAGGATTACAGAGGTTAACTCTGTAGGTGTTGTAGTAGGCAGGATAGGTGTGCTTAAATCAAAGCTGGCAAGAGAATATGAGGATATTTACGCAAAGGTTATAAAAAGAGAACAGTGAAGACAAAAGAAGAATATATTAATCAGAGCATATTACTTATTGGAGAGGCGCTTGAAGGCTACCACCTGAAAGCAGGCCCATACTACGAAAACACTATGGATGCATACCTAAAAATTAAAGAAGTAATTAACGACAAACAAGGGAAGATAAAACAAGATATGAATGCCTGGGATATGATAATGGAGGTTTTTGCCTGCTTAAATATCTCTAACAGGGAGAGACCAGATGCAATTATTAATAATATTTCACTTGCTGTATCAGACTTAGCAGTTATGGTAGACGCGGAGGATTTAGAGGACGTTAAGCGTACTTACTTGAATTTTTTAGAGTTAAATATTGGAGATGGCAGGGTATGATCCAGGAGTGTTAAAACAACGTATTCGGGGAGGTGAGAGAGAGATTAAAATAACTTTCAAAAATAAAGAGCCTCAGTTTTATATGGACGGGGAGTTATTACGAACAGGGGCATATATAAATAGTAGCGGCAAAATCTGTTTTAAAATATGTCCCGTTTGCCGTTTGGAAAACTATGGCCCCTTTGTTGCTTCTGCTTGTTGCTCATGGTGTGGGTTTAAGGCAGAAGCACTGGAGGAGGGTTCATTTATAAACCGTGTAAAAGATATGCTACATAACTTACTTATTAAATAATCCTTATCAGGAAAAGAGATATGATTAACTGGAATAAGAAATATAAGGAGGGAGTGCTCCAGAAAGTTGATAGATATCAACTCATACAGGAATTAGGCGAAATCTATTATGATTGTTTGGGGTCTGACCTAGAGGGAGAGATAACACAACACGTAATCCGCGCGGCTTCCTTACTTACAGATAATGCAGATGAAATGTTACTATTTTTGGGCAATATTGGCATTATTAATACAAGTACTATTGATGAGGTGTTAAGAAGTAATTAAATAAAATTATATGAAACTCTATCTGACAATACGTATAAAGGTAGGAAGAAAAAAATATCTTATTTGGGATAATAAGGGTCTTGAATTTGGGGAGGGAACAGATACAGAGGATCTCTGGCTAAGTGATTATGAGGCATATCCGATAAGAGTACTCGGCTTTAAGGTAATGATTATGAAGAAACGCAATTTAAGTAGATCATTTACTGAACTTAGATAACATATAAGAAAAACATTATGGCATGGAAAGTAAGCACTAAAATAGAGTTTATTGGTGAAGATAAGAGCGGCCGCGACTACCTTTCGATTTATAAGCATAATGATGAATGGATGATAAGGATGTTCACGAACCATATTTATAGAGGGGATAAGAAGTCTATCAAGCGGGCATTAAAAGCACTAGATTTTTTTAATTCGGGTAAAGCAGATGGGCTTTCCCGACAAGTGGGAGGAGTTCCCTATAGTTTCTCAAAGTGGAGAAGAGAATCCCTGAAAGCATATGGAAATGCAATTGTGCCGCAGATTGCGGAGGAAATTATGTCTGCAATTTATAAAACATTTAAATAAAAGTTTATTAGTTATGTTTTCTCTTGACATTTGGACAAATTAGTTATAAAGTATATCATAATTTCTTAACTAAATGACATGCAGTCACTTATTTTAACGTCGCAAGATCAGCTCCATATGCATCTTGCAAAAACTCCTACTAGTAATATTCTCAGATTTGCCGGGAATATAATACTTAATTTTAATTTCAGAAATCCCACTCTAGACATAGAAGCGGATGGCTTTGTACGTTTCTTTCAGAAGGTGAGCACCTATAAAGATCGTCTGTATGCGGGTACTGTTGTTAGAGATGTTACAGCTAACGATGCTACGTTTGGTATTCTGGCTTGTAATAATATAAAGAATAATAATACATTGCGCGGGCGTTGTTTAACGGCAAAACATAAGGTGATTGCCCCACAGATTGACACAGAGTATTTACTGAGTGCCGAAGAATTGCGATATAAGAAAGTAAGGACAAGATTGCTACATTGTAGTAAAGCAATGCCAATGACGGAGGACGCTATTATAACTGCGTATAAAACATTACACTGGAGAAATGAAAGAGCGTAAAAAGAGTAAATATCATATAACAGAAACTGTGTGGATTGAGTATCACATTGAAAATGGCAAACTACATACGCTTGATGTTTGTTACGATAATGGCAGTATAGAAAGATTAAGTAAGCAAGGTATAGATATAGAAAACTGGTACGATACTACTAGTGAAATGGAAATATCTATACAAAAGGTACTAGAAAAGTATGAGATATAAACTAATTATTACAGACGCAAAAATAACAAAGCGCCTGAAGAAACAAAATATATCAGAGCTAGCCAGAAGGGTGGGTATTAGCATTACATATCTACATAAAGCGTATCGTAACAAACTGGTAGTCACAGCCGATATGTACGCTAAAATATCTGCGGAACTAAATAAGATAGAAGCAGAGAACGATAATGACTAAATCTTTTACTTTATAGAGTAGGTATTACGAAATATGGGTAAATGCAAATAAATTAGTGAGTACCGTAAGTGTCCATACGGCGCTCACTTTGCTTATTTAGTCTGTTGACAAGCTGTAAACTATAGTATATAGTTGTCATATGGAATTTCTTGTACTATTTACACTCCTTTGCTGCTTCCCATTTATCGTACTATTTGGGCTGTTCTATTCATTTATTGAAAAAATAATCCGTAATTTAGATATATATAGAAAACGTAGCAACGTATGAAAAAGTTAGATGATAAAAAAGTATTAGAGCGTGTAAAGACCATGCTTAAAAACAAAAAGAGATATAAGGAATTAAGGAGGGAACTAAAGCCCGCATCATTAGATGATATAGCAAAGGAATTTGAAGTTACTAGACAGGCTATCTTACGAGTTATTAGGAGAAATGAGTAATATATACAGCCAGATAATAGCAGAAGAGTTTACAACCTTAGCAGAGGCAGTCGCATGGACAAACGAGAGACTAAGGGCAATACCAATGGTTATATCGAGTAAGATCACGGCACGACAAGACTCTACTAACAGATCTTCGTATATGGCGTTTATTATTTATAAAGTGAAAAATGATTGAAATAATCCTTATTGTACTATCAACACTTGTAATTGCCTGTTTAATTATGGTGGTTATTCTACAGATAATCATGATACAGGGCGGATCACTACCACAACGTAGAAAGAGTTTTAAGGGTGGTAAAGGTAGTACCATGCGAGCGGAGAAAATAAGATATAAGACAAAGAAAGAAAGGGAGGCGGAGAAAATAAAGGAGAATAGTCCTAAGATCGCTTCACTTAGTGTAGATGAAATAAGCAATATCGTACATGCAAGAAATCAGAACTCTCGTACATAATAAAGTCTTTGTTGTCGAATTTGTTGTGAACCTTAAGGAGCTGCGCATGCGGTTTGTCTTTGTAAATAGGGTATTAGATCAGATACGGGCATATAAAGAGAAGATGAGATGGGCATTTATAAAGCGCGGCCTGCCTGATGCGGTTATAGCGCATATTGACGACCAGAGAGAGTATATTAAAGAGGAGGAGGTAATACGCAGAGCACGGGAGTACAGAGCTAATGTGCCTAGGGGTGATACTATTTGTCCTCATTGTGGTGCTGGTAACGATCGTGTCTGGTGTTGGCGCTGTGGTAAAAAGGTGAGATATAGATATATGCCCCCAGTATTTCATAAATACGGTGCAAAGCTCATATCACAGGGACAGGTGGAGAGAATACGAAATGAGTATATCGGTCAAAAAGGAATAGACCTGTTACAACCTAGTAGGCATTACGATAAATCTAGGCGTGAGTGGTATACTAATCCAGATTATGTAAAGCATTACGGCGATCCGTTCGCAAATAAAAAAGATAAATAACTTATTAAGACTACCTATGCCAGAAAATATTTTAAAAGATATAACATCAAAGCTTAATAAGGCGGAGCGCCTCTTGGTATTTTTTCTTGTGAATGAGGAATTATATTACGGTATGCATGCTTCTGAAAAAGATGTAGTCGAGATGTTTCGCGCTCTTATAAAAGATAGACTAGAGTTATTGCCTAAGTTTCAAGCAGCTTTAAAAGACATTGCCAATGAGCAAGACGAGTAAAAATAATATAGTTGTATGGTCTGGCGAGTATGTTGATATACAGAAATTACGACCAAATCCTAACAACCCCCGCAGTATTGACGATACTGGGAAGAAGCGGCTTCGAGAAGATATTGCAGCGGGTATTTTTAAGCCTCTGGTAGTGAATGCAGATTACACTATACTAGGAGGAAATCAACGATATAACATTTACCTAGAGGAAGGTATAAACCCTGTATGGGTCTCCCTACCTAGTAGACAACTATCAGAAGAGGAGGCCAAGCTTATTATATTAAAGGATAATCACGGACGCGGTGTTGATGACCTTGAAAAGTTGGCGCGCGATTTTGCAGAGGAAATAGATGCGCTTGATTTAGACATTAAACTTGTAGAGGAGTTAGAAGAAGTTAGTGAAGACGAGGAGTTTGAAGAGCCAGAAGAAAATATTCATGGTGTTATTCGTGGTGATATTTGGCTACTGGGCGGGCATAGGTTAGTTTGCGGTGATGCGACTAATCTCGGTGATGTAGAAAAACTTATGGACGGTAAGCTAGCTGATATGGTATTTACTGACCCACCGTACAATACGGGCATGACCGCGAAGACCCAGGCGGGAAAGGGGAATACTTTATGGAAGGGTAAAAAGAAAACTAAAAAAGCAAGGCTTTCGCATATGTTTAACGACTCTTTTACAGAGGAGGAATGGCAGGACTTCATGCAACTATTCATATCTTCCTATAATATCGCTATGAAAGAAGATGCCGCAGCGTACATATGCCTTGATTGGAGGAGGAGTTATGAGCTTATACCTCATATTAAAGATTACTTTAAGCTTAGTAATATAATAGTCTGGGATAAAGTAGTTCACGAGTTAGGGAGTGACTATAAATATACATACGAGCTGGTTCACGTATGTAAAAAAGGAAAGCCCCAACTAGATACACATCAGGGAGATAGGGAATATAGTGATGTTTGGCATATACAGAGAAAAATGACTGGTGATACTAGCCACGCCACAAAGAAACCTATTGAGTTGTGTGCTAGAGCTATTAGACATGCAAGCAAGAAAGGTGGCATTGTTTTAGATCTTTTTGGTGGTAGCGGCTCAACGTTAATTGCATGTGAACAAACAGATAGGAAATGCTATATTATGGAACTAGACGAGCATTACTGCAGCGTTATAATTGCACGATGGGAGGAATTTACTGGACAAAAGGCAATAAGATATGAGCAAAAAACAGAAGAAGTCACCTAAAAAAACAAATAAAGTGGGAAGACCTACTAAATATCGCGCTAATCTCGTAAATGAGCTTGATGCATTTACTAAGGGGGCTAATATCCCATATTTGGAGGAATTCGCCTCTGAAATAGGCGTTGACGAGGATACTATCACAAACTGGGGGAAAGAACACAGGAAATTTTTCGGAGCTATAAAAAGATTAAAAACCAAACAAAAGGCAATGCTACAAAAACTAGGACTTCACAACAAGGTAAATTCTAGTATGGCAATATTCCAACTCAAGGCAAATCACGGACTAATGGAAACGGAAAAGAGACAAATTGAGTATCCTTCAGGTATTTCTATTAGCGTGGGCGGCGACCCTAATCCTGAGTATCTTACTACAAGGGATAATGAGTAATGACAATTCCTCCTGTTGATACGAGAGTATTACAAATTCTTGATAAACTAGAGGAGATAGGCTCTCCCATACTTACTTCTAAGGGTGTGCCATTTGAATGGAGCGAGCATGCTTTTCTATTGCAACCACTCTGCGATTTTCACCCACAACAAGGCTGGAATAAGTGCTCGCAAATAGGCGGAACAGAGGCCGTGCTACTCAAGGCTTTTTATATGGCTCAACATCTTAAACTGAATGTGCTATATACCTTTCCTACAGACGAATTCATCAAAGATGTTGTACCGTCTAAGGTGAATAAACTAATAGAGAATAATCAGCATATCTATAGTCAAATCACGGGTGGTATGTATCAAAAGCAGGTAGGCACGGGTAAAGATGCTAGGACTATATTTTTCAAGGGGGCATACAACCCAAAATCTAGAGGGGATAGGGAAGAGACATCAAAGGGTACATCTCTTACCTCGGATATTAATATTCACGATGAGGCATCTAAATCAGATCAATTTATCTTATCACAGATGCGCTCTAGGCTTGATAATTCGCTATATAAAGGGCGTTGGTTATTAGATAACCCAACATATCCCAAAATGGGGGCGGATGGTTATTTTCAACGCTCTGACCAGATGTATTATTTTATTACGTGTTCCCACTGTAGGCATAAGCAATATTTAGACTGGATACGACTAGATAGACATGAACACAAGAAGGCGCTACATACCTATATTGATCCAGATAAAAAGTTAATTATTTGCGGCAAGTGTGCTAAAAGCATCTCTGATACAGACCGCATGCATGGACAATGGGTTCCGAAGTATAAATCTAGAAGTGAGGTGCGTGGTTATTGGATGAATCAATTGATGTATGTTCGTCATAGTGTATCTAGTCTACTTGAAATCCAAGAAGATACTAAAACGCCTACTTCATACTTTCAAAACTTTGTCATGGGCCGCCCATACATTGGTTCTGACGTGAAGATAACTAGAGAGCACATATCACAAAACCTTAGTATGGATGTAAATTTACTAGAGGATAATGTAATGGGCGTAGACCAAGGGAGGGTGAAATGGTATGTTATAGGCAATAAACAAGGGATATTTGCTATAGGCAAAACCGAGAAATGGTCTGAAATTGAACGTCTCATGAAAATGTATAATGCGACTGTAGTGTGTGACGGTCTACCAGAGCAGCAAAAGCCCAAAGAATTTGCAGACAAATATAAAGGCAGGTTTTGGAGGGCGTTCTATAAACCCACAAGCGATCAAACGGAGCTGGCTAAGTTTATAGCCAAAAAGAAGTATTCTGTTCTTATACAGAGAAACGAATCATTTGATGAATTAGTAGATAAAGTAGTAACGGGGCAATTTCCTATCCATATGAATATAAATGATATTTCTGAGTATGTTGAACATATGACTAATTTAGTAAGGGTGGTAAAAGAAGACAGCGAGGGAAATCAGCGCTTTGAATGGGTAAGAACCGATGCGGATCACCTAGCGCACGCCACATTGTATTTCTATACTGCTTTGAATAGAGGCACTATTGGCGCTGAAAAAATGTCCATGAAGAAAAAGCAGAATAATGATAAACTATTTCTAGATTCTAAAGGCGGTAATATTTCTGCAGATATATTAGATACATTAAAAAAGAGAAAGTAATGAATAGGAATTACGAACAAGAAGAGGGCGAAGGCCTTGAAGCTATAGAGTTTGAACTGTCTGACAAAGAATTAGCTGAACGCATTACTAAACGTGGAAAGCTATGGAGGAAAGATCATAGCCAGCTTATAGAGGCAGCACGAAAAAACCGTGAATGGTGGGCAGGCAATCAAGTAGATGAATCAGAAATACTAGAGGGAGAAGAATACACGGTCGTTAATAAAATTTTTCAATCAATAGAGACTATTGTCCCTATTGTTACGCGTCGTACCCCTATACCTAATGTCTCTATTAGACCGCTAGATAAAGGAGCGCTGCGCCTGCAAGAGAAAATATCGCGTAAACTCATAGACGCATGGAAAATAGATCTGGATATGCAACCTAGACTAGAGGAGGGAGTAAGAGTATTGGCATGTGCTAAATATGTTGCCTTTAAGTATTATTACGATGACGATGAGGATGAGATTGCTATAAAGCTAGTACCGACAGCCTCTCTATTATTCCCTCATAGTGCCTCAAATGAAAAGGAGCTGCCTGCTGTCATAGAGCGTGTAGTAACTACACTGGGCGAGCTGAAGGCGCGATTCCCAGAGAAGGTAGACGAGATAGACGCTGCTTCTACTACATCAGCTCATGATGATACAGAGGTTATCTATGACGAGTATTGGGAGAGTGATTTCTATGCTTGTTTGTGGAAAAATATACTATTACATAAAGAGCGAAATCCTCATTTTAATTATGAACCGTTTCAGGTTAAAGAGGGTGCTAAGAAATCCAAGGTGGCGCCAACATATAACTTGTATAAATCTCCTAGAATACCATATATATTCTTGAACTGGTTTTCATTTGGCGACTCGCTTGTTGATGATACTTGCCTTATCGAACAAGTAATAGGATTGCAAAAGAACATCAATAAGAGAAAGGGGCAATTTAGCCAAAATGCCGATCTTGCTAATGGAAAAATGATATTTGCCGGCAATAAGATAAGCAAAGAGGACGCTGATAATGTTTCTAATGACCCTAAAGATAAAATATATCTTACGCACGCCGATACAGTTACTGGTGCTATTGGTATTGAGTACGGGAGAGGACTAGACCCTAGCGTATATAACGATATGGGCGATTCTAAAGCGGAGGTGGATAACATTATGGGCACTCATGCAACAACTAGAGGTGAGAGAGAAGCAAAAGAAACCGCAACAGGGCGCGCCATGCTAAAGGGTTCCGATGTTAATAGGCTCGAAATACTCCCACGACGTATTGAGAAGCTATCACAAAAATTATATGCGGCCTATATACAAATGATGTATGTATATTATGACGAGCCACGACCTATTCAGATACACAAGGCGGAGGGTGATTCTATGGAACTTTCATCTATGGAGGAAGATTCATATATTTCTCGTGATGAACTAGTAGGAAAGAGAATAACTGTTCTTGTAGAGGAGGGCAGCACAACGCCGCAGGATAAATCGACTATGAAAGCGCAGTCGGTTGACTTATGGGGGCAAGGCGGCATATCTACGCTTGATATGTTACGAGACCTTGAGTATGGCGATGCAGAGCAGCGAGCCAGAAATGCGTTTATTGAAAAGAATGCTCCTCAGCTACTATATGGCTCTCCGCAGGGTGATGCCTATGATGTAGACGCTATAAGAAATATTGAAATTATATTAAGTGGCGAGATGCCAGAGGTATTTAAAACAGATGATGTTGAGCGCTTTACTAATTACATTTCTACATTCAAGGAATATATTCGCGGGACGGAGGTAGATTCTGACCTACCGGATGTAGATACTTTAAGTTATCAAAATAAAGCAAATCTTAACGCACATGTGGCGCTAGAGCTTGAGATAATCAAGCAGCTACTAGAAGAGGTTGCCGAAGAAAACCCCGTAGCGGAGCCATTGCAGCCGCCCACAGCTGAAGGCGCGCCTATAGAGCCAGTACCGGGTGTACCTAACCCTTCTATGATAGTACCGACTGAGACCCTTGTATAATTGCGCATATTTACTCTATTTGATATAGTATTCCCATCAGCATGTTTCGTAGAGCAAACTACGTACCAAAACAGAGGACACGAACCTCTATAAAAGTGTATTTATTAATATAGACATATGGACTTAGAACCCAGCGGAGGCGAAGCTATTGAAGGAATAGCAGGCGATCAGGATATCGCATCAGATGCGCCAACTGAGGAAAATCCTGTAGAGGAGCCAACAGAGGAACCCCCTGAAGAGGAGGGCGAAGATGAGGGCGAATCTAAAATGGAACCTTTACATAAGCACGAGAGATTTAGACAGGTTATAAAGCAAAATCGGCAACTACGCAAAGAGAATGAAGCATTAAAAAAGTCGAAGGCTACAACAAGCCCTATAACCGATGATTTTGATGCCATGTTTGAAGGTGGCCCAGAACATACGTTTAAGGCCCCAAAGGAATACGAGAGCATAGATGAAATATACTCAGATATTCGCAAAGCGTTCTTTAGTGATATGGCTTTCTATAGGGATAAGGACTCACAGGAGCGGTCTGCAGCCGCAGAGGCTTTTCAATCTCAGTTAGATTCCATACAAGATGACTTGGGAGATGATTCTGCATATCAAAGCTTTTTGGGCTTTTTAGAAACTGCAATGAAGAAATTCCCCACAGTTGATGTTGACTCAGCGTTTGATATTTGGCTAGAAAATTACTCACCTCGCTCGCAAGAGCCAGAGGGGGAAAAACCTAAAAAACGATCAAAGATTAACAAGTCTAATAAAAAAACTAGTGCTAAACGTAAAGGGCCTTCTATGGAGTACTTGCGAAATAACGATTTTGATACAATCGTACAAGACCTCATGGACTAATTTACTTTAGTTACTAAAAAAAAATGGCTTTTGATACAAATCTTCAGTCAGTTACACAAACTCATTTAGTCCCGAAGGCGGTAGATACCGTTTTAACAGGGAACCCCCTTACTTTAAAGCTATTAGGAAACGCAAAGAAGTGGGTCGGAACACAAATAAAGAGATCTGTAATTGTCGAAAAACAATCAAACGGAGGGGCTTTTTCGGGTTTAGATACTTTTGATTTGAATAAATCAGGGACAAAAGTACAGCTGGCCTTTGACCCCAAAGGAATTTATAAACCAGTTGTAATAGAGGGAATGGATCGCGATGTGAATGCATCTGATCCCGCTAGAGCGCTTGATTTAGTTAAAAATGCAGTGGAGGAAGCTGGCAACTCTCTAGCTGATGATATTGCTGGACACTTCTATGGCTCAAACGCAGCAACGACAGACGCGCCGCAGGGGCTTGATGATATTGTTGATGATGGTGGCGATGTTGCTACATATGGTGGACAAACACGTGCTACGTACACAACTCTAAAATCTAATGAGACCGATGTAACGGGCAATCTAGATACTCTAGATACACTTCGTGCCAGTGATTCACTTGCGCGACATGGTAAGGATAAAGTAACGCTTCATGTTTGTTCCGAGACTAAATGGGATGAGTTTGAATCACTATTACAGCCACAGGTGCAGTATAACCATAGTATAAATGGCTATAGACAAATGACTAGAGATAGTATTGTCGCTGGTAAAGAGGCGCTAGGAGCTGAAGTAGGCTTTGATTCTCTATATTACCGAGGCGCTGCTATTGTTGCTGATGAACAGGCCCCAGAGCTTGGCTGGTTTGGTATTAATTTAAATCACCTTGCTTGGTATGGTCTAGAAAGTGCTAATCCTGAGTATAAACCTGTAAAGATAGGTAATAACGAGACTATAGAGGGTGAATACACTGGAAAGGGCGTAAGTCCTCATATGGGTATCCACTTTACTGGACTAAGACCTAGCTATAATCAATACGCAGAAGCTGGATTTATAATTGTTCTAGGAAACTTGGTTAGTTGGAACCCTAATAGACATTTTAAAATAAACTTTACTGCATAAATTATGAGACTATCTGAAGTACTAGGATCACTAAAACATTTAGCGGGGGCGACAACAAAGCCGGATATAGGTATAGAGAGTGCTAGCGGGATAAACTATCTGAAGCTTGCCTCGGCTGATGGTACTGAATATTGGATATTCCCTGAAAATGATGGCACGCTAAAGATCCACACCGCAGAGCCAACGGCTAATACCGACGGTTCAGAAGTTGGAGGACAATCTTAATTTTTTAAAAACGTATTATGTCAAAACCACAACCACAACCGCAGATTTTTAGTGGTGATCTAACTGATATAGACACAACCGCAAAACATGCACTAGGCACAAAGACTTATGATGGGGACGGAAACGAATACATCTATTTACAAGGTGTGGCAAGCACAGCCGCTAACGACTTTGTAACATATGATGAAGCATTCCTAACTACAAGACTTGTTGCAAATGCTGTAGGACCGGTGGGAGTAGCAATGGCCGCTACTGTCGCTAGTACGTATGGTTGGTATCAGATTTGGGGAAGCGCTTCTGGCGCGACTGATGCTGTAGCTGATAATGCAGTACTCTACATCGATGCAACCGCTGGCAGGGTTGATGACTCTGCTGTAACGGGCGACCTTGTTATTGGCGCTATTACAAGAAGTACGGACGCGTCTACTAATGTAGCTACCGTTCAACTTTCATATCCATACGTAACTAATACGTTAGGATAATTTATACAGGGGTGGTATTAGCGCGCCACTCCTGTTATTATTTCTCATGTGGAAACAAGCTCAGATATTTGAGTCTACCTGGTGGGGAGACTGCACCAATACTATAGGCGAAGAGATAAAGCAAATAGAGTATGCTAAACATATGGGGCTAGATTATTCTTTTTGTAAGGGCGGTAAAATGTGCATTAAAAATGATACCTCCGTTCTTGATGTTGGCGGCGGCCCTGTTTCCATGCTTTTAAAACTTCCCAAAACGGACAAAAAGCGGACTGTTATTGATCCACTAGCATATCCCTCATGGGTTATGGAGCGATATAAGTCAGCTGGCATTACCTATATCCAAGACAAGGGAGAGAATATATTAAAACACGCCACACCAAATTCCTATGATGAAGTCTGGATGTATAATTGTTTACAGCATACTATAAATCCCAGAAAAATAGTTGAGGCGCTCGAGATAGTGGGGAGTACACTGCGTATTTTTGAGTGGGTAGAGAAGCCAACAGATGAGGGCCATCTACATACACTGCACAAAAGCGAGCTAGATTACTGGTTAGGGCGAGAAGGGAAGGTATTAGAACTAAATCAAAACTATTGTCACGGACAGGCTTATATTAACATTATCACTCCATGAAATACCGCTTCCATATACCAGGTACGGCCCATTTGCCGGTTTCCGAAAAATATAGCGCTTGTGCGTTTACACAAAAAATTGTAAAGCTTTCTAAAATGCTCTTATCGCTTGGCCATGAAGTATATATTTATGGCGCGCAAGGCTCTAACGTGCCTTGCACAGAATTCATAGAGACGCATACTATGCAAGATATTAGGGATAATCTGGGAGACGGAACAGATACAGAATTGGGGTATGACTGGTTCACTAAGGGTATAGATCAGGTGTCGATAGCTGTAAAGTCAAAATCATATCTAACGGGCAAGTTTTTAGTTAACGTAATTACAGCTATAAACGAACGCAAAAAGGTAGATGATTTTTTATTGTTACCGCTATCATACAAATCAATCGCGGAGGGTGTGGGGTTAGAACTTACGGTAGAGTCTGGTATAGGGTATGTAGGCTCTTTTGCTCGTTTCAGGGCGTTCGAGTCACAAGCTATCATGAATTATACTTACGGTTCAGAGAATGGTGGGCATATGATTAGACCTAATACACTTGATCGGGTTATTCCTAACTATTTTGACCCTAAAGATTTTACTTATGCAGAGGAGAAGGAAGAATTCTTCTTTTTCATTGGCAGACTTATTTACGCAAAAGGGATTACGATTGCTGTAAAGGTAGCCGAAGCACTAAAAACAAAGCTACTTATAGCGGGACAGGGCGCGTACTCGTGGAACCCAAAAACAGGAAGGCTCACAGGTAGGGAGTTCGACGTCACAAGCGATTATATAGAGTATATCGGCTATGCCAATCCTGCAACAAGGAAATTACTTCTGTCCAAGGCGAAGGCTGTTCTAGTACCATCTCTATACTTAGAGCCATTCGGCGGTGTAAATGTTGAGGCGCAGCTTTCCGGTACACCTGTCTTAACTACTCGATTTGGTGCATTCCCTGAGACGGTTAGAGATGGTGTAACAGGCTTTATTTGTGAGACTAACGAGGAATTCATAGAAAAAGCCGCTAAGGTAGATACGTTAGAGCCTTCAATAATTCGCTCCCATGCTGAGCGCTACGTTATGGACACCGTTAAGTTAGAGTATCAAAAGTGGTTTGATGTTCTATACTCTCATGTGTTTGGACAAAAAATCTAGAGTGTGAGAAACTACAAATAGTTATTTATTATACTTTTATATGAAATTTGAATTATCGGCAGTATACAACCCCCTAAATGAGGACTTTACGTTTAAATGGGACGGTGTAGAGTATACTATCCCTACACAAGGGTATATACAATTAGAAAGAGGCGTTGCGCTACATGCTGGGCACAAGTTGGCTATACATGCTATGCAACTAAAATACGGGGCAAAAGGTCTTTCTAAAAGAACGGAGGTGCGTAATATGGTTGATGAGATTGTAAAGCCTGTTAATCTCGCTAATGCACAACAGGCGGTCGAGGTAAGTACAGCAACACCGGAGGTAGAAGAAGAGGCTTTTGAAGGACTTGAAGATACTATCCCTGTTGAGGATGAGCTTAAAGCTATGACTAAAAAGGAACTGGTAGTACTTGGCGAGAATCTTGGTATAGAGCTTGACGAAAAATCTAAAAAAGAGGATCTAATTAATACTATTATTGAAAATTCATGAATCCACATGTAGAAAATGGTAGCCTTGTGCCTCTTTGGCCTGCTGCTACCACCACTGCGGTTAATGTTAATTCTAGCTTGAGTTCTACTGTAGAAATAACACTAAATGCAGCAACGGAGAGGATAGCTATATATGCAACAGGCGCGGATGTATATCTAGCCTGGGGAACAGATGCGGCCTCAAGTAGTAATTTTGATGAGGTTATCCCAAAGGGGCAAGTGCGCCATATTTGGAAAATACCATATGATACAAGTGCTCGATTTACTGCATTTAACGTGATAGAGGTTGCTGCAAGTGCAACTATCTATATTATGGAATACTAAATGTTATCCCTACAAAACTTACAAAATATGATGGGACTCTCCGGGGAAGGGGGAGGAGGGGGGTTAAATTACCTTATTCAAGAGGAATTTACCTCTGCTGATACAGCGCCACTTACTGACCCGAGAGTAGCGGAGCCAGGCCCTGGCTCGTTTGATATAACAAATGCCGCTAATCTTTCTATAGCGGGCGGTAAGTTAGTAGGCGCTGACGGCGCTACAGCAGGTCTTGTATCTGCCTCAGCTGTTACTATTGGAAATGGCCTAGCTATTAAGTTTGACCGTACAAGGGCAGAAAATAGCGGAATCTATGCAGGGTTAAACTCTGTGCAGGCGCTACCTTCTGGATATACCGACCTAGAATATGGTTTTAATGGCGCTGTTACTATTTATACAGGGGAGTTTGTTAATGACCCTAATTCGATTGCTGTTGCAAAGTTAGCGATTATTTTTGACGATACCAATGTATACTACTTTGCAAATAATACAGCACTGGGTGATGTATGGACCTTATTGTGGGTTAGGGCAATAAAGACCACAGGATCTCATTACGTAGTATCAGCGGCAGCAACAGCGGCGGGGGATGGGGACTTTGAATATATTCGTGCTGTTGACGACTTTATTACGAGTATATTTTCAGAATCTATTGATTATGAAAATGTGGGAGCTTATCTTTTTGATGGTGTTGATGATGTTATTGAGGCTGCCAATAGTGCTGCTATTACGTCTTTAATGGCTAGTGGTGGTTCTGTTTCTTTTTGGTTAAATCCTTCATCTGATGGGGAGGGCAACG